CGTTAGATAGGTCTGACGGGTTCGCCTGCCCTGACCCGTAAGACTCATCTGACGGGTCACCCGTTTGGACGGCAGGGATCAGCGGAACCCGCAGCGTCGTCCGCCCCGGCCGTGACACGCTCCGGAGCCAGCCCGCCGCTTCCACCTCGGCGACCCACTCAAACACCCGCTGCCGCGACCGCTTGGTCACCTTCTCCAACTCGGGCGCAGACGGCCGACAGTTGCTGCCGTCCGCGTTCATGTACGTGCAGAGCAGTAGCAGGAACGCCTTCAGGTGCCACGGCAGATCGGACTGGCGGACGGCGCGCTCCCACGCGAACCGTCCGACGCAGTCCTGTTGGGTGCTCACGGGTCTCCTTGTGGTGCTGGGTGGAGGACCGGCGGTCAAGCCGCGGCCGTGGTGATGTGGCGGCGAACGCCTTGGCGGTGAACGGTCCGATCGGACACGTGTGCACGGCGGGCGATGTCGCAGGTGCGCATGTTCAGCGCCAGCATTCGGCGCACCGCCTCGCGGGCGTCGCACTGCCGAAGCTTCTCCCCGGCCGGCAGTTGTCCGCTGACCGCGAGCTCGACCATCTCCTCGTCGATGTCCTTCGACCAGGCCGAGCCACGGGCACGAGCCTGCGAGTCGTCGATGTCGATGTCGTGCCACGCAAGCGTCGACGGCCAGCCAAGGTTCTTGGCGTGGGCGCGCATCGCCTCCGCTATCGGTCCCTCGCGGTAGGTGCCGCTCAGCCGCTCGTACCGCAGCGCGACGTAGCGGGCGAGCGGCTGCTCCACCTTGGAGTGGACGTCGTCGAGCAGTTCGCAAACCAGGCGCCGTGGAAGGTTGAACGCCTCAGCGATCTGGCCGTTCGTCCAGCCGATCGCGACGAGCGCGCGAAGGCGCCGCACCGTGCCGAGGGAGCGCACAAGTTCCGTCATGCCGCACCTCCGTCGAGTGCCGCTCGGCCAGCGCGGGTCAACTGCCAGACGCCCTCGCGCACCGGGCCGCCGCTCCACGTCGGCCGCACACGCACGAGTCCGGCCTCCATGAGGGCGGGCCACCAGTGGTCGTCGCGGCGAGAGAGCCCACGCGGATACCATCGCGTGCCCTCGACTCCAGTCGCGACGACGAAGATCCGGCACTCATAGGCCGCCACCGCCCCGGCGCGGACGAGCTCAAGCAGCCGCCGCTGCGTGGGGTTCGGCCTGCCTCGCCATCGGTAGCGAGCGATGCGGCGTTCCTCGCGCTGCTTCGCCTCCGCACGGTGCTCGGCGCGATGCCGTTCCCACGCGCGGTTCACCCACTGCTCATCGCCGGTCGTCTTCCACGAGCAGCGGTCCCATGTGCACCGCGCACGCCACCGCTTCGGCCGTGCGGCCTCATGCTCAGCACGATGTGCTGCGACCGCCTCCTGCACGATGTCCTCGGTGCCGTCGAACACCCAGTCGCATTCGGGCGCACGACAGGTAGCGCGGTACTGCTGCCCCACAGCCGAGGCCGTCATGCCGCAGCCTCCAACATCGCCTGCAGCGGGTGCTGCTCGTGTGGCTCCCACGCAGTAGTGCCGGGCATCTGGTAGTCGAGCTTGCCGAAGCGGCGGACCGGCCACTCGTCGGCGCGAATGCCGTCTGGCACCAGCCAGCCGTCGATGCGGGCCTGCTTGCGGCTGGACTCCACCTCGTAGTGGCAGCCGCCGCGCGAAGTAGCGGAGCCACACAGCAGCACCAGGTTCACCAGCGCGTGCGGGTCAGCCGTTGAGCCGCCCATGCCCCGCGGGTCCCGGTGATGCCGGGAGAACCAGCCGGTGATCAGGTGCCCGCAGCGCTGACACTGCGGCTGCCCGTACCGCTGGTCCCGCGCGTCGACGGCGTCCTTCACCGCATCCGGGATCACAGTGGACGCGCTGACCTTTCGGGCGGCAGCCCGGCCCGTCTGGCGCAGAAACGATGTGCGCTTGAGCGGCTCACCGCGCGGCATCGGCTTCATCCGCGGCGGCATGGCAGTGCGCTTCATGCCACACCGACCTGTTCGCGTCCGGTCACGGTGGTGCCGGTCCTGCGCACGTGCACGGCGGCGCACTCAGCAAGCGCCTTGAGCGTGTAGCTCTCGCCAGCGGCTACGCCGAGCACCTCGCGATCCTGGTCGGACAGCAGGCCGGCGATGTCGGTGTCGAGGGCGCTCGAGGCGTCTGCGGTCATGCGGTCCCACAGGCTCTGCACCTGGTCGCGCTGGTGCAGGTGCAGCCACTCCTCGGTCAGGTCCGCGACGCGCTGGGCCTCGGAGGGCAGCGGCTCGGACGGGGCCGTCGGCTCGACGGGCACGGCCGCTTTGGCGCTGGCTACGCGCCGCCCGGAGTCCGACGGGGGACGCACGGACTTCACCGCCTGCAGCACGCGCACCGGCTGCTCGCCAGGCAGCACCTGGTCGGCGTCGAAGGCGCGCGGCTCCGGTGCCTGCGCGGTCGCGCCGACGTCGGACCAGTCCCAGATCAACCGGGACAGGGTGAACTGTGAGCGCAGGGCGGCCCGCTCGGAACGGGTGAGGCGACGGTGCTGCGCGGTGTCGAGCACGAGGATCTCGGGTTCCTCGTCACGGGTCAGGCGGACCCACGCCGTCACGTCGAACCCAAGCTGGTCATTCGCCCGCAGCTGCCAGCGTCCGTCGAGCGCCCGGGTCTCCCGCGCGGTCATGACGACGGGACCCGGCCACGTGAGGATCTTGGCCATCAGCTGCTGGTGCCGCCGGTTCATGAGCTTCCACAGATCCGGGTGGATCTCGACGAGCACCTCGGAGGAGAACGCCGCGGCCGGGTCGAGGCCGCGGGCAGTGAGCGCGGCGGCGTGCTGGCGTCGGGCGCGCCGGTCGGCGGTGTCGTTGAACATCGCGTGCACGCCGCTCATCGACGTGACGATCAACGCTGTCGGATAGCCCGCCACGGCCAGCGCCCGAGCCTCATCCCACGCCGCGCACACCTGCTCGTACATGTTGAGCCAGGTGCCGTCGTGCACGATGACGTCGAAGTCGGCGCCGTCGGCCTTGGCGTAGAGGTCGGCGTTCGCGTCCGGTCCGACCTCCAGCCAGTACGCGCCGGCCAGCCGCGGGTCACAGGTGATCTCGGCTGCCGTCCACTCCGCTCCGGCGCCGGGTTCCGCGGAGAGCAGCACTCTGTGGTGCCATGAGACGTTCTTGTCGGGACGGCGTGTCTTCAGCTCGGCCATCACTCACCACCGGCCGCGATGACGTTGCCGTCGAGGTCGATGAAGCGGTCGAGGATGAGCGAGTCGATCGCGTCGAGGGCACCGGGGGTGAACTTCACCAGCACGGTCGACTCCGGCTTGGTCACGACGATGCCGGGCGGTGCGTGCTCACCGATCTCGTTGCCCCAGCCCATCGGCTCCCCGGCCTGCTGGGACTTGAGCTCCAGCTCGTGCAGCACCCAGTCCTGGACTTCCTCGACGTCCTCGATCATGTAGCTGGCGTGCTTACGCAGCACCTGCAGCACGTCGTCGTCGGTGAAGCCCTCGCGCAGCTTGGTGCGCGGCCGCAGCTTGGCCGGGTAGTTCTCGCGCACCCACTCCTCGGCGGCCGTCCGGTCGACCACCTGCGCCTGGTAGTTCGTTTCGGATGCCGTGGCGTGCCACAGCTTCCGCTTCGGGTTGCGCGGGTCGTAGACCGGAACCTTGCCGCCGGCTCGCAGCGCCTTCACGACCTGGGCGCGCAACTCCGTCTCTTCCTGCTGCATGCGCATGCGGTTCAGCTGGACCACACCGAGTCGCAGCGCGAGCTTGTCCAGCTCGCTCAGTTCGTTGCCAGGTGCGACGGCGGCGGATTGCTCGACGGACATGGGTCACTCCTGTTTTCGGGTACGCGAAATACGCCCCTCGTCGCAGCGCGACAGGGTGTGTGGTGCAAGGGGGTGGGCTACGAACGAGCCCGAGAGGACGCGGAGCGGGCGGCGGCGGTGGCCGGGCTACGCGGATTCGGGGTGCTGCATGGGTTCGTCGCGGCCGTCGAGGTAGTCGACGATCGACTGCCCGCGGATCTCGACGCGGACGGTGCGTCCGTTGACGGCGGTGATCCGGTTCGCGGACACGAGGCGGCGGGCGGTCCAGTAGGACAGGCCGAGCAGGGTGGCGAGTTCCTGCAGTGTGTACTTCACGGCAACGTCAATGACCTGGCGGTAGTCAACGAGCGTGGAGGCGTTCCACAGGCCGGCGTCGACGGCAGCCGGTCCGGTGACGAGGTAACGACGCCCGGTGTGCCGGGCGGCCAGGGTTCCTCTGTGGATGCGGCGCCACAGTGCACCGGCCGACTCCCCTGTCAGCTTCGTCAGCTCGTCGATCGAGTAGACGACCGGCACGATCCGGACGAGTCTCTCTTCGGCGACGACCGCGAGGCGGGTGTGCTCCGTGGTCGTCATGCCGGCACCTGTACGAGCTGCTGCAGCTGCTCGCGCTTGGCCTTGATCTCCTCGAACGCGCTGGCGACGGTCTCCAGCCGAGTGGACAGCACGCTGACCAAGCCGTCGATCTCGGTGAGCATCTCCAACGGGTCCGGCGGCGACGTGGTGAACGGCACATCGGCCCGCAGCTCGTCGAACGGGACGCCGAGAACACGAGCGAGGGCGGCGATGGTGTCTTCGGACGGGCGGCGGTAGCCGCGGGCGTAGGCGCTGACGGACTGCCTGCTGATTCCGAGACGTGCAGCAAGATCGGTGTAGCTGATGCCGGTCCGGCGCACCGCGCGCTTCAGGCTCGGCCACGGCTGTGGGGGTGCGTTCGTCATGCCGACACATTAACGACACGAGCCGCTACAAACAAGCATTTCTTCCATGATCATGTGTCTGCGACCGTTTGGACGTGGCGCCACACGCCCTTGTGCAGGATGATGCGCACCATGACTGTCGGGGAGCGCGACCCTGGCACGTGGCAGGTTGGGCCCGTGCTCGAGAGCCAGCGGAAGAAGCTCGGCCTCTCACTTGATCAAGTTGCCGAGCGCGCCAGCATCGGCCGCGCAACGGTGCGGTACTACGAGACCGGCTACCGCGCCGACAACAAGGCCCCGATCAACCCCACCGTCAAAGTCCTCCGGCCGCTGGCCGAGGCCCTCGAACTCAACGTCGACGACGTGCTGGAGCTTGCCAGGATCCAGCCGGCGCGACGGATGACCGATCAGGAAGCCGCCGCCGAGGTGGCACGCCGGTCATCTCACCTCGCCGACCGCATCGCGCTGCTGGACCCGGCGTTCCGCAGCGCCATCGAAACGATCGTCGACGAGCACCTCAAGGCGCAGGGCTACGTGGACGGCGGGACGGCGACGATGAAGTCGGCCGCCCCGGCCGAGAGCCGAACTGCTCCGGCCTTCGGCCCGGGCGAGCCGCCGTTGGGAGAGCCTGCGAAGGACGGGGCACCGTCGCAGAGCTAGTCACGCCGATCTGCGTCGGCGGTCCCGGTCGTGGTTCGAGTCGCTGAGCGCGTCGCCGAGCATGCCTCGCTCCATGCTGCCGCTGACCGGGCCGTAGGGGTACACGCGCACGATCGTTGTCTCACCGCTGGGCAGCGCGAGCAGGGCGACGCCGACATAGTTTTCGAGCAGCGCACCGGGCGGCCAGTTGCTCGTGTCCCCCAGGAAAGCGCGCGCGTTCTCCTTCTTCGCGAATCCGTTGCGCCTGTCGTCGATGTCAGTCACACGAGCCCCCAAGGTGATGGTGGTGGGACGCGCACGCAGGGGTGGAGGTGCGCCATCAGCTCACCTAAGCAGGGCGCGGCGGCAGTTGCATGTTCCACTATCGCCGCGGGCAGGACTTCACGCGGATGGGCGAACACGGCCGATCACGGTGCGAAGTGTGCTGGAATCGTTAGCCGATCTGGCGTATCTAGTTGCGCCGTCAAGCGTTATAAGCGGGCCGCTCACGCTGTGTGAGTGCACGCGCGCGGCAAGATCGACCCCACTGTAAACCCACCGAAAACGCACGCAACCCCGGACACCTCCGCTTTGCGTACAGCGGCGTTCCGGGGCCAAGTTCCTGAGCTGGCCGCGACTACGCGCCAACCGGCGTTGATGCACGCAAAGCGTGCCAGCGACCTGGTGAGTTGTGCGTCATAGCGCCATCCTGTGCGTATAGTGGCAGATCACAGCTTTGCCGGTCCGCTCCACACCGGCAAAACGAAGATCAACCCACCATAAACCCACCGAACTGCGGATGGGGAGGCACCGATGGCGCGGCCACCGCTCGGGATCGGCGAGCACGGCGAGATCAACACCAGCCGCCTGAGTCCTGAGGGCGCGGTCCCGGAGAAGTGGCGCGCCTACTGCCTCTACCGCGGCAAGGACGGCAAGACCTCCAAGCCCGAGCGCCGCGGTGAGGGACGCACCGCCGAGCAGGCGCAGAAGGCCGCGATCGCCAACCTCAAGAAGCACCTCCGCGAACTCGCCGGCGACAACACCACCAAGCTCGCGCGCAGCACTCGCCTGGCCAAGGCCATCGAGGTCTTCCTCGAGGACAACATCAAGAAGCGCCGCCTGGGCACCACCTACGACGAGTACCGCCGCTGGGCCAACGCGCGCATCATCCCCGACATCGGTGACCTCCGGCTCTCCGAGTGCACCCCCGGTCGCCTGCAGGCCTACTTCGACGAACTGGCCGAGAAGCCCAGCGCGCGCACCGGCAAACCGCTGTCCGCGAACTCGCGTCGCGGCATCCGCAAGGTCCTCAGCGGCGCCATGAAGGTCGCCGTCCGGGACGGCGCCCTCACTTCCAACCCGGTCGACTCCCTCGAGGAGATCGAGGGGGGTACGAAGAGGAAGACCCGCGGCTTCGACGGCGCCACCGCCGCCGTGTTCCTCGAACGCCTCGACAACGACCGGGTCGCCGTGCGCTTCGGCCACAACCTGTTGATCAAGTTCATGTTCCACACCGGAACCCGAGTCGGTGAAGCCATCGCGGTCCGGTGGGGCGATGTCAACCTCAGCGACACATCCATCGAGCTCGACCACCCCATCTTCGGTCGATGGGTCATCCCGCCTCGCAGCATCTGGATCAACGGAAACCTGGTCCGCATCACCGGCCAAGGAGTCGTGCGACACCACGGCAAGACCGACGGCTCCGTCGACATCATCGAGATGACCCCCACGCTGCGAGCCATGCTCACCGCCATCCGGCCCGTCGACGCACAGCCCGACGATCCGGTCTTCCCCTCCGCTACCGGCGGGCACCGCGCCCCCGACGCCACCCAGACCATCGTCCGGAGACTCCGCAAGCGCATCGGCTTTCCGGAGTTCACCACGCACTTCGGACGCCGCACCTACGCGACCGCACTCGACGCGGCCGGGCACACCAGCCGGCAGGTCGCCGACGCGCTGCGCAAGACGTCCATCGCGGACACGCAGTCGGCGTACATGGTGCGCGGCCTCGCCAACCCGGCGGCGGCATCAGCGATCGAGCAGCACTACCGACCCAGCTCCACGAACGACACTACGGCCGTCCAGCCAGCTGGCTACGCGGTCATGCAGCCACTGCAGCTGCCTCCGGCAACCGTCATCGACCCGGACCGCGGGCCGGTGACCCGGTTCTCGATCCTCGGTGCGCGCCACGGCAACCGCTGGATGTTCACGGCGGTACCGGAAGGCGGCACGCCGTTCCCGGAACTGGGCAAAATCTGGACAACAGAGGAGACCGCAGGCCAGGCCGCCGCAGCCCTTGCGGCCGAAGCGTGGGTGCGCGCTGAACTCGACGAGATCGGCGCCGAGCTCAGCACGATCCAGGACATGACCAGCAGCTACCCGGAGGAACAGCGCCGGTACTCGACGTGGACGATCTACGAGCTGCGGCAGCAGCCTGACGGGGATGCTGTCGCCTGAACCCGAACGACGCCCCTCCCGCTGCTCGGCCCGGACGTGCCGGGGAGCATGCGGGAGGGGCGTCGTCCTGCCGCGCGACGGAAGTGCGCGGCAAGCCGCAGAAGTCAGGCAGCTCGCCGGAGCTGACCGGAGGTGGCCGCCTTCGGTACCGGTGCGTCGACCTGCTGGCGGACGTAGAACGCGCCGATCGCGGAGACGATGGCGATGATGCCGGTCTCCAGGTTCACGGGCAGCGCGACACCCAGGCCGAGGATGAGCGCGAACGCGGCCTTGATGACGCCGATCAGCGCGGGCAGTGCCTTCTCGGCGGATACGAACGCCGCCGTCAGGAAGCCGCCGACGGCCACGACCGCGGCGTTGGCGTAGCCGAGCACCGTCGGCTCCATCCGGAAAGTCAGCAGGACACCCAGCGCCACGGCGACGAGCGTCTCGAAGAACACGGCAGGCTCACGGCCGAAGATGGTGCGCATCAGGCCACCACCCGCAGGCGCTCGCCGAGCCGGTCGACGATCGCCTCGGCCTGCTCCTCGTTGTCGGCGCCCAACGCGTCGCCGAGCACGTCCTTGAGGGCTGGCAGCACGACCGAGCTGATCGTCTCGCGCGTCGCTTGGCGCACGGACTCGTCGACCCGAGCCATGACGGCGTCCGCGTCGAGACCCTCGCTCACTGCCGCGAGGATCGCGGACAGCATCGCCGGAACCGTCTTGTACAGGTCAGAGGTCCAGAAGTACGTGTCACCGATGACACGCGCCGCTTCCTGCGTTTCCGCATACTCCCGGTTGGCCGGGGAGGTCACCCGGATCCTGTCGGTGAAAGCCACGTCGTCCTCCTTCGTCAGAGTCCCGCCGCCGGCGGTGATGCGGCCGAGAGCCGCGTACAGGTTTCTTCCGGGACACGACGTCGCGAAGACGTCGCGGTGCCCGCCGGTTACGCGGCTCGGCAGACCTGCGGTCCGCCACTCCCCGAGGACGAGGCAGGCGGTGTTGAGCGCGGCCGAGGTCGGCATGTCCTCTTCGAAGTTGCCGACGAAGCAGATGGCCCGTGCGCTGTCGTTGCGCTGGTAGGTGTGTGCGCCGCGCCGGTTGAGAGAGTGGCCCTGGTAGGCCCTGCCGGACGGGAAGACGATCACGGTGTACGAGATGCCCTGACCGAAGCTGTTCTGGCCGATGGACTCCAGCAGACGCATGTGTTCGAGCTCCTGCGCCACCGTGGCGTTTGCGCCACCAGGCACTCGGGTGACCGAGTGGTGGATGTAGATGTCACGCCACGCGCTAGTGCCGATGATGATCGGGCGCCCCTGAGCGTCCGTTGCACCGTCACTGTGTCTGGGTCCCCACGATGACCGTGGGGCGATGACGCTCATGGTCCCTCCTACAAGGACTCGTCCCGGTTGTGCGGCTGCTTCGACTGCGGGGGCTCCGACGGCAGCGGGTCGAGCTCGATGCCGGCGGCTGCTGCCTTGCGGATCTGTTTCACGGCCCACGTCCACAGCACGGCCAGGTCGCGCCGTAGGGCGTTGATGTCGGCTTGCTGGTCGTCGATGTAGATCCGCTGGTGTTCGCTGGTGGACAGGCGTCCCTTGCGGCGGTCGTTCCAGATCGCTCCCGCGGCCCCGAGAATGGAGACGACCGGGACCGCGATCGCGCCGATTTCCAGTGGCGTCATCTCTCACCCGCCTTGCGAGCTCTACGGTTGATCCACCACGGCTCGCCGATGCGCTGCCACCACGACCACACCGCTGCGATGGAGAACGCGAGCAGGAACAGGGCGAACGCGGTAGCGCGGCCTCCGGAGGTCGAGATGCCCATGATCCCGAAGCAGATCCACAGGCCAGCCAGTCCGAGATGTCCGTGTGCTTCGAGCCGATCCTGCTGCCGGATGATGGCGACCAAGACGATGCCGCCGAAGGTGGCGAGCAGCACCAGAAACGCGAAGGCGACCGGGAACGGGAACTGCTTGAGGCTCGGGGAGCCGAGGCGCTCGTAGAAGGGCAGAGCGAGCGCGCTGTAGGTGACGCACGCGGAGATGATGAGGATCTTGTAGGCGTCGCGGTGCGTCTGGTGCTTCTCGTACAGCTCGCCGTCGATGATCATGGCAGGGCCTTCCGGAGTGGACAGAAAGTGGTCGTTTCTTGCCCCGACCGGGTGAGTTGCGCAACCGGCTGTAGCGTCGGGCGTCCTCTCTGGCGATACGCACGTGAGGGCCGCCAGCAGACGCGGCCGATCCCCAGGGGGTTGGAGTGCAGAACAAGGGCGCGTTACTCACCGCGGGCGCGGTGGCCGCGGTGCTGATCGGCGGCGGTCTTACCGTCGCGCTCGCCTCAGGTGGCGACCCGGTGCCAGCGGGAACGGAGCAACTCCCGACGGTGGTCACGAGCACGGCGCCGTCGACCAGCTCGTCGAGCATCGCACCGGCCACGACCACGGTTCTCGTGCCCAGCCCTGAGCAGCCCGCACCCGCCCCGCAGCCCACGCCCGCTCAGCGGACCGCTCCGGCTCAGCAGCCCGCGCCGCGCGTAGCCGATCCCCAGCCGACGACGTTGGAGCCCATGCCTCCGGAAACGCCGAAGCCGCCGGTGATGGAGCCGCCGCGACCACCGGAGATGTGCACGGACCCGAACGGGATCCGGATCCCGTGCCCTAGTCCGTAATCACCGGCAGGATGCCGTCGTCCGCCCGCTGCTCTCCCTCGAGGAGGCCAGCGGGCGGCGGCGGTTTCGGCACCGACTGCGCTGGGCGTGTCGCTGTGGCGTCGGCGACGTGTTCCGACGCGTCGACTACCGGTGTGTCGGCGAGCTCGGCTGGGGTCGTCACGTCTGCTCTCCCCTGACGGTCATGTCCGCGCCGACGCGACCGGTGCCGCCGGTGCGCCGGCATTCGAGGATCAGGCGGTGCTGGGACATGTGGCTGCCGGGGATGGCGATCGGCCCGATGTTGGCGTAGGCGACGGCGAAGCCGACCGTAATGGTGGACCCGACCTGTACGCCGTCGAGCATCAAGCGAGCCTCACCGGTAGTGCCGGAGGTCGTGGCGCAGTGCACGACCTGCGCGTACGCCATCGGGTGCTGTTTGTAGACGAAACCGGTGTCGACCACCGCCTCGAAGGAGGCGCTGTCGGTGCTGGGCAGGCTGTCGAACCTCACGCGGCGGGTCGGCCAGCTGAGTGCTGGGCGCGCGATCCCCTGCCCTGCTGCGGCGTCGTCGCTGAAGACGATGCCGTTCTGGTTGTCGTGCAACGCCCATGCCTGCGCGCCGCTCGCGGTGAACGTGCGGATCACGAAGGTTCCGTTGTCGCGGAGGACGCCGAACTCGCGCTTGCCGTCGGTGCCCTTCTTGGCGTAGAGCGTGTAGGCACCGGTGCTCGTCACGATCTCGAACGCGCCGTCATCTTGAATCCGGAGGCCACCTGCGGAGATGACCGCGCTGTACAGGGTTTTCCGCCCGAGTTCCTTGATCTTCTGGAACTCGGCGTTGAGGACCTTGGCCACGTCGGCGATCCGTCCCTCTGGGGGCACGGTCCACCTCCTCGTCAGAACCGCGCCGGAACGGGTGCGAGCGTCAGTGCGATGTGGTCGCGTTCGTCGCCGTTGCTGATGTCGATGATCCGGCGCCGGTAGTCACCATCGCTGAGCCACGGCTCGCCGGTGACCATGAACAGCCCGTCGTCACCGGGCGCCACGCTCGACACATCGGGGCCATCGCCGAGGATGTCGACGACGGCGGTCCAGTTGTCGATGGGTGCGCCGTACATTTCCGCGTAGGCCGTGGCGTAGTCGTTGAGCGTCGTGAGTTCGGTGGCCGAGCTGTGTTCTCCCGCGACTCGCCACTTGCGCGGCGCACCTGCTGTACGCATGGCGGTGTTCTGGGCTGCGCCGATGATCCGGCCTCTCTCGGTGCCTTGGCCTGGTACGAGCCAGTCGGTGGCGGTCGGCACGAAGTCCGTGACCGCGGCGACTGAGACGAGGTCCGAGCCTGAAGCCCACACGTGCGGGCTGCCCGACTGTCCCAGGTAGGGATTGCCGGTGCGCACCACCCACTCCAGCATCGTGCGGTCGCTGGACAGCCGGGGCGGCATCTCCACGTCGCAGCCGTCTTGGCGCTGTGTGATCTCGTGCACGCGTTCGCCGACCATGCCCAGGTCGTAGCCGCGGTAGGTGATGGTGTTCGTGCCGGCGACGTCGGTCTCGTACGCCAGCGGCAGGCCGCAGTCGGCCCAGGTCTCCATCTGCTCGAGCAGCCGCTTCACGATGGTGCGCCACGACAACGGTCCGAGGACGGTATCCGCTGCGGCTGCGGTCCAGTTGGTGGTGGCGGCCGGTGCGACTGGCCGGGTGTCGATGAGTGACCAGATCCCCTTGCACTCGACCCTCACCGCGCTGTCGATGACCTTCTCGGCACGTACGGGGCTGATTTTGGTGATCGGCCCGGCCTGCGCAACCCATGACCCTGCGCACCACGCCAGCGAGTACCGGTCGCCTGCGGACAGCAGTTCCCGTAGCTCAGCGCGGCCGATCATGTCCGAGTAGATCGGCACCTGCGCGGTGAGTTCACCGCGCGCGTTGATGCCGCGGCTCCAGGACGGGTCGCTGCCCGGTACGACCGGCAGTTCGCGGACCACTGCGCCGGTGCGGGTCTCGGCGATGAGCAGCTCCCACGTCGGCGCCGGGGCCTGCTTGGTGGAGCCTGCGGCGAACGCGGCCGTCACATCGGCTCCCTTCCGCTCAGACCGGGATGACTTTGGCGGTCAGCAGGTTGTAGGCCGTGCTGGCCTGCGCGTAGGCACCGTTGCCAGCCGGGCCGAACTGCCTGATCAGGGACATGTGGACGACGTGCGCGCCGGTCAGGACCGTGTCCGACTCGCCGTGTACGACGCGGTGGATGTTGTCCAGCAGCACTCCGCTGGAGTTGACCGCGCCGAAGCTTTGGCCCAGCACGGTGCCGGTGGTGCCGTCGAGTCGCAGCGAGACGTCGTAGTGGGTGCCGACGCCCTGCGACCAGATCAGGGCGCCGTCGCAGTCGAGCTTGTACGGCCAGCCTGGGTCCGCGATGTTCAGCGTCGCGACGGTCAGGTTCGCCGTCGTGAGAGTGGTGTCGACGGTGCGGGTCGACGAGGTGAGCGGCACCGTGCCGTGCCACTGACTGTCGGACTTCCACACCTCGACTTGCTGGTGGGTGCGGCAGTAGCGGGAGTCGCCGGGGTAGATGCCAGCGTCGGCGTGCGAGTCGCCGGCGAGCATGAGCCGCACGGCGCCGCGGATACCCGCTGCTTTGCGCAGGTCGGTGATGTTCGCTCCGGTGATCTGCGTGGCGTTCGCGGCCACCGCTACCTCAGCGAGCGGGATCGCACCGGTCGGCAGGCTCGGCAGTGTCGGCGATCCGGCCGGGGTACCGGTAACGCTCCACAGTCGAGTGCGGGTTTCGGCGTCGCCGATGGAGGCGTCGAGGACCTGAGCGACGATCAGGTCCCGTCTTGGGTTGGTGGTCGACGAGGCGGCGAGGTCGATACGGGCGGTCGAACGCAGCGACGCGACATAAGGTCCTTGACCGGTGCGGCTGATGACTGCTTGGCCGAGGTAAGACCGTACGGCCATGCCGGGAGTCGGTGAGTCCGGCACGATCATCAGGTCCAGGTAGAGACCTCCGCCGTAGGCCGAGGGCAGCACGCCGTCCCGATAGCTCGTGAGCGGGTTGACCGCGCCCGACCCCGGCGCGAGGAACGCGCCGTCGTGGTAGCGCCCGTCCACGGCGTTGTTACCGGCCTGCGTCCACGTGTCTTCAAAGGTGTAGTCGACGGCCACCAGCGGCCACCTCCTTCGGTGATGAGCAGGCCGTGGTCACCACTGCGCGGTGGACCAGTAGGCGGTGAGCAGTGCGGTGGCCGGCATGGAGTCCGCGGAGAACGCGACAAGGAGCTCGGAGCGCGCGGGCACCGTGAACCACCTGCTGCCGGCCGCGCGTGCGCGCCGGTCGGTGGTGCCGCCGAGCAGCACGGTGCGCCGCCGCGGGTTGGTGTCGATCTCGACCGTCGGCACGTTGCCTGCTGTGGTGGTGAGGGTGTCGTTATAGCGCAGCAGACCGTCGATCGTGGGCGCGGTGACACGGGGGTTGACCAGCGATTCCCCGTTTGCTGTCGATCCGCTGATGACGAACCGGACAGGTGCGTCCGCGTAGCCGCTGTTCTTCAGCACCGCCGATCCCGTCGAGACGACCACGCCCCAGGACAGGCCCGCGGACGCTGTCCAGTCCAGACCGGCCGGCCACGGCAGGCCTCCGCTGGACTGCGGCGGCAGCACCGCCACGCTCGTCTCCAGCCCGTACTTGCGCGGATCGACCGCGCGCAGTTGCAACGTGAAGGCCAGGCCGCCGCCGCCGGGCTGGACGGTCACCAGCGGTGCCGCGTCGCGCCGTACCCACGCGGACAGCGGGCCGGTCTCCTCGATGCACCGCAGTTCCCACAGCCGATCGGGATGCGCTGGGTCCAGGCACAAGCTGTTGAGCCGATGCTCGGCGGCACGCCGCAGTTCCCAGGTGGGCGCGAACACCCAGCCGCGCAGGCTGATGATGCGCGGACCGTCCGCGGTTTGCGGTGAGCCGGACCAGCCTTCGTCGGCGTCGATCACCCACTGGCAGCCGTCGACGAGCACGTCGTTGAACCACACGCCGTCAAGCAGCCACTTGACGGGCATCGACACGCCCAGGTCCCACACGTCGGTCACCGGCTGCTCACCTCCCCAGGCTGTGCAGCAGCCGGTTCTGGCTGGTGGTGATGATGCTGTCGGCGTCCGCGCCGCGGGCGTCGATGTTCTGCACGACGCTGAGCTGTTCGCGGCGGACGTTGGCGAGGCTGCTGATCGCCGCCCACTGCTCGCTGGTGAGCACCGGCTCGGGCGACCCGGTGCCGTTGTAGACGGTCGAGTAGCCGGGCGGCAGGTAGCCGCCGCTGTCGAAGGCCCAGTGCACGTGGTCGTGGTGATCGGCTTGTGTCGGTCCGTCGTAGGCGAAGGGCCTGCCGTGGAGCAGGTTGACGCCCGGTGTGTAGATCAGCTGGGTGGAGTTCGGGAAGACCTTCGCGATCCAGGCGTTGATGGCGCCCATCGGTCCGCCGATGTCGATCGCGCGGCCCTTGCCGTGGTAGCCGGGATCACCAGGGCGGAGCGCCGAGGTCAGGATCGCCGACGGGAACTGCGCGCTGATGATCTGCCACATCTGCTGCCAGCCCATCGGCGCGCCGCCGGCGCCGCCAGCTGCTGCGGCCGCGGCGTCGCTGGAGAACCCGAAGTGGCCCTTGAGCTTGGCCCAGAGCCAGTCGGCGCTGCTGGCGATGAGCTTGGCCGGTGCGCGGGACAGCATGTCTGCCCAGCCGGTTGAGCCGATGCTTGCCTTGATCGTCCCGATCGGGTCCTTCCACAGCCGGACGATGTTGTCCCCTACGCCGGATACCCAGCTGAGCAGGTTGCCGACGATGCCGCCGCCGGCGAACGCCGCTACCCCGCTGCCGCCGCCGGCTACCGTTCCGCGCCGTCCAGATGCCGCGTAGTTGGCGGCCAGGATGTTGCGGGGGCCGATCGCCGCGGTCAGTTCGGGCACCAGCACGGACTCGCCACGTGAGAGCAGCGCGGGCACCGTGTCGCGGCCGGGCGCGTAGCCCGGCACCACGCCGCCACCGGCGAAGTTGACGGGGCTGGCGTACGGGAGTTCGGCGACGCCGACCATGCCAGCGACTTTGTTCCACACGAACCTGATGCCGTCGTTGTAGACGGTGTTGATCACGAAGTTGACTGGTCCGGACAGCTTGGACTTCAGCCCGTCCCAGACCCTGCCGATCCAGTCGACCGCGGACTGGAAGGCGGAGCCCACCTGGTCCACGCCGGACTTCAAGGCGTCAAATACCGGCCGGACGATGTTCTCCTGCACCCAGCGCAAACCGGTGCCGAGGGCGTTCCACGCGGGCTGGATGACCGAGTTCCACACCCAGCTGAACGCGTCGCCGAGCATCCGCAACCCGGTCTTGATCGCATCGAACGCGGGCATGATCGCGCTGTTCCACAACCACATCGCCGCTGCGCCCAGCGCGTCGATCGTCGGCTTGATGACCGACGACCACACCCAGGCGGCGGCGTCGCCCATCGCACGGAAGTAGCCGATCACGAAGTCGATTACCGGCCGCAGCACGCTCTGCCACAGCCACGTGAACGCTGCGCCGATAGCGTCGATGGTCGGCCGCAGCACGCTCTGCCACAGCCAGATGCCGATCGCGGCCCACATGCGGAAGTACGCGACGACGCCGGACACGACAGGCGTGATCACGTTCTGGTACAGCCAGGTGGCGACCGCGCCGATCGCGTCGAACGCGGGCGCGATCGCCGTCTGCCACAACCACATCGCGACACCGGCCAGTAGCCGGAATGCGATCACCGCGGGCGTGACGAACACCGTGATCAGGATGGCGGCGAGGGTGCGCACGGCGGTGTCGATGAACGCGAAGACGGGTTGGAGCACGTTGGACCACAGCCACATCGCGGCCGCGGCGATGGCCTCCCAGGCTGGAACGAAAGCGTTCTGCCACAGCCACACCGCGGCGTCGCCGACCCACCTGAGCGCGGCGACGATGCCGTCGAACGCGGGCCGCAGTACGTTGTCGTACACCCACGAGGCAGCTGTGCTGATCGCGTCCCACACCACGGCCCACAGATCCTGGAACCACGTGGTCTGGGTGGCGATCCAGACGATCGCGCCGACCAGTGCGGCGACGGCCGCGATGATCAGGCCGATCGGGTTGGCCGTGATGGCGAAGTTGAGCGCCCACTGCGCGGCGGCCCACGACCGGATGAACGCCACGATGCCCTGGATGATGTTGAAGCCGATCAGGGCGGCACGGAACGCGATGAACCCCGCCACCAAGGCAGGCAGCGCCGGGGCGAGCCAGGTGATCAGCTCGACCAGCGATGGCAGCAGCGTCGTCACCAACGGTGTCAACAGGGGAATCAGCGGCGCCACCGAAGCCACGACCGCGGTGAAGCCGGCCGCCACGCCCGGTAGGTACGGGGCCACCTGGATGACCGCCGCGAAGACAGCACCGGCGACGGCCTGCAGGCCAGGCAGCAGTGCCTGCACCACGCCATGCACTGCGCCGAAGAACGCCCCCAGCGCCTGCGTACCCTGCGCGGACTGAGCCAGCGCGAGCAGTGAACCGGTGATCTGCACCAGCGTGTCCAAGACGCCGCCGCCCTCTTGCTGCGCCGAGCCGAGCACCGTGTTGATCAGGCCGAACACGTTGCCGAACAGAGCACCGAACTGGGCCAGCGTGTCCAAGCCGGTACGAATCCAGTCCTCGATCTGGCCGGTCGCGCGCGCGTTCGCGACGAACGCCGCCGCGCCAGCCGCTGCGCCGCCGAAACCGGAGGTCACATCATCGAGCACGAGCGCGCCGACCACGCCAAAGTCCCGAACGATCTGAAGCAGCGGCACGAACCCGTCCGCCAGGTCGCCGACCGTGCCACGGGCGGCCTGGAGGATGAGGTGGACATCGTCGACAGTGCGGCCCGTCGCGGCGAACCCGGCAGCCTGCTCTCGCGCATAGCCGAACTCACTCGCGATCCCCGGCAGGTCGCGGCGCAGCAGCGGCAGGTACACCTTCGCGAGCGACTCGATTTCCCTGGCGGCGTTGTTGAACAGGCCCTGCTGCACGGCGTTGCGCAACCCGAGCAGTTCGGGCCGTAGTTCCCGCACCTCAATCAGCGACGCCCGCGCCGCCGGAGCGAGACCAGCCACCGCCTCGGCGAACTTCTCGCCGTCGCCCCAGTCCTTGAGTGCGTCGGCGACACCCGACAGGCCCAGCTTCAGCACGCCGGCGGCGACTCCGCCGGCGAGGAACACACCGGGCAGCACCGCGCCAGCGAGCGCTGCTTGCGCCACTGCCACCGAGAGGCCAGCCACGGCAGGGGTGGTCGAACCCAGCGCAGCCGCGGCTACCGCGGCCTTCACCATGGACACCCCGAACCGGGCGGCCGAGCGGGCGCCGTTGTCCAGCCGGGTGGTGTCGACGCGTTCCAGGGACGCGCCGAGCCGCAGGATCGCCGACTCGCCGCGCTCGGCCGCCTCGGTCAGGACCTTGCTGCGGGCAGCGGCGTCGGCCTGCACCTGGTCCAGGCGCGCGGTCGTTCCGATCGTGACGCGTTGCGCGGCAGCGAGCCGACGCTGGCTCGCGGCCAGGACTTCTTCGGCGCGCGCCTTCTGCGCGTCGGTGGCGTTGCTCTTGGCGCGCACCGCCTGCAGCGCCGCCTCCGCGACGCGGACCTTGCCAGCGGCGTCAGCCTCCGCGTCACGGGCCTTGACCAGCTGCCCGGAAACCTTCTCGACCTCGGCCTGTACGCGCTTGAGCTGGTCGGACACAGAGGCGGCCAGGTCTTTGCCCGCACCGGCCGAGGCCTTGTCGAACTCCGTGGCCGCGGCCTTGCCCGCCTTGCGTCCCGCACCGGCGGCGTCCTGCACCACGCGGGTCGCGAAACCGCGCATCGACGGCAAGACATCGATCCACACCGCATCGGAGGCCTCAGCGACCACTGCCCACCCCCGATGCGGTTCAGGCCTCGGGCTTGAGGCTGTCCAGGTAGGCCACGACGTCTTCGACCGAGGCGCCGCCGCGGTCGCCGACGCGGTCGCGGGGTTTGCCCGGCCGGGGCAGAGGTTTCGGGGCGCGGGTCTTGCCACCGGCCACCTTCACGGTGGCGGCGGTGTTCTCCCCGATCCGGTCGGCTGTGATCGCCAGCAGGTACTCGAGGTCGGTCCACGAGTGGCCCTTGAGGTGGCGGTCGCGTGCGTTGTTCGGGGGCAGGTGTTCGATCAGCACCCGCAGCTGGCGGAGCGACATCTCGCCACGCCAGTACTCGGCGACGGGGTTGCCGCCGTACTCGGCGATCAGCGCTGCTTCGGTCGCTTCCTCGGCGCCGGCGAGGAGGTCGACCGCCGAGTAGGGCGGCCCGTGCGCGCATCGGTGTCGACGAAGTCCGCCTGCGCCTTCTTCATCAGCAGGGCGATGAACGACGCGCGGCCGCCGAGCTCGCGGAACTTCTCGTACTGCTCGTCGCCCAGGACGAAGCGGCCCATCTCCACGTCGGAGGTGATCTCGCTGAGCTCGTCCTTCCACTCGTCCTCGGCCAACAGCGGATGCGGCATGGTGAACGTCTCGCCGCCGAAGGTGAAGACCACGTCGTCGCCGCCGGTGGCGTCGCGGTGCTGGGCGATGAGGGCGTCGAGGTCGTACTCGGACACGGTGGTGCTCCTGCTCTGGCGGGCGTGGCGGGCTGAGAAGGGGGCCGGACACGGAGAGCCCGCCAGGCCCCGCGCCGACCCCCGCTATCGGGTCAGGCGGGCAGGGCCCAGCCCTCCTTGAACATGCGGCGCACCGAGATCCCGTCCGGGCCCTGGTAGCAGGTGACCGTCACCTCGTAGCCGATCAGGGTGTCGGACTTGTAGGTGATGTCGCCGCGCTCGGTGACCTCGGCGTAGGGGGCGAGGACGCGCCGGGCGTAGACGCCGTCGATGACGTCGATGCCGAAGGACCGCAGGTCCCGCTTGGGTCGGCCCTTCTCATCGAAGATCTGGATCGTGTCGGCGCCGGTGCCGCTGGTCGTGACGTCGTCCGCGTCGACCTTGTAGTAGAGGCTGATGGTGTTCCAGTTGGTCTCCCACAGAGTGGCCTGGAACGTGACCACGCTCTTGGTGATCTCCGTGCGGATCGGCGACGTCGACTGCCAGGGGATGAACTCCTGGCGGTCCTCGTCGCGGCCTTCGACGATGCCGTCGTCGGAGATGTAGCCGAGGTCGGCGTAGCCGACCGGCCAGGTTTCCATCCCGGTGGGCAGGGTCGTGCCGATCGCGGCGACGCGCAGCGCCCCGGTCACACCCAGCCGTGCCAGTTCGGCATTGAGCGCCATCGTTTCTCCTCGCAGCACAACAAGGCCCGCACGCTGGGCGTGGAGCCGGAATGGAACGGATGGTCAGGCGGGCTGGCAGGTCAGGCGGGGCGGGTGACGAGGGTCCACACCGCGCCGTAGCGGCGGACACGGTGGTTGAAGTCCGGCCTGCGGGTCGCCGCAGGTGCTAGGACCTGTGCCACACGGCCGTAGGCACCGGTGACGCCTTGGAGTTCGGGGGCGACCTCGGTCACCTGCAGCGCCAGGTCGAGAACGGACACCCTGTCGGGGCCGTAGAAGTCGACGTCGACGTCCATGCGGTAGACCAGCGACGGACCACCCCAGGCAGGCAGATCCGCTCGTGCCGGCAACGAGTTCACCTGCACCACCGCCGGGGCGGTGTCGCTTTCGAACAGGGTGTCCAGGTCGGTGACGACCTCCACCGCGGGGAACCTGCCGGAGAGCCACTGCACGAGCAGCGACTCGATGTCCGGCGGGCTGGTCACGACGAAGGCGGGGTGGGCTGCGCGGCCTTCTTCTCCGCGGCCGGGGTGGCGTAGCGGGCGCGGCCGGTGCGCACGAGCTCGACGGCGTCGTCCAGCGGCACCTTCTCGCTCTTGCCCTGCTTGGAGTGGTCGGGGTGGAACACCCACTCGATCTGCACGTTGTTGTCCGCCACGGTGTTCTCCTCAGGTGGATCGGGCCGCGCGCCCAAGAAGACGTCGGCGTGGGACTTTCTCGGTGCCGAACTCGCCCTCGGCGTCGGTGGACACCACTCGCGAGTAGGAGCGGCCTTGAGGCCGGGTGCCGGACTCGGTGTGGATGTCGGCGTCGCCGTTCTCGGCGTCGTTCATGGCCTTGGCTCGCGCCGCGATCCGGGCGGCACGCCCGGCCAGTGCAGCCCGCACCTGCGGCATCTGCTGGATCTGCTCCCACGTTCGGCGCGAGAGCCTGAACCGCGCCGCCATCAGCCGGTCACCCGCTGCAGGTCGAACTCGACGTGGTGCACGGCGCCGGGCTTGATCGGGTGAGGCCAGCGGGCGATCTCCCCGATCACCTCGCACACTGCGCCGGTGTCGATGCGGACCCGGTCGCTGGGCAGCACGTCCAGGTCGACGCCGGCGCGCGAGTACACCCGCCACCCGCTGATGACCTGGTCTCGTGGCTCGGTGTCGGCCTCGCGGGAGCTACGGGGCTGCACCGCCACGCCGGTGAACACCACCTCGGCGGCGTTGGGCCAGTCCCGGGTCTTGGAGCCGAGCCGCCCTTCGAGCAACGGTGCCCGCAGCCTGGTGATCGACTGGTTGAACATCATGTGCGATCACCCCTGTTGAGCTGGTACTTCTCCACCGTTCTGGTCCAGGTGTCGGTGACACCGACCACGGAGCCGGAGTGGCGGGAGGCGAACGTCAGGGACTCGCCGCCCACCACCATCGACGACAGGCCGGACACGACGTTGAGGGCCATCTCCGCCTTCTGCAGCACCGCGTCCTGAATGTCGTCGGGCACGACGGTGTAGCCGTGGTTGCAGACCACGCGCACCGCGCCGAGCTTCCGCGGCCAGAGCGCGGCTCGCTCGAGCAGGCCGTCCTCTGACCAGTCGTAGTCGGTGACCGCCGTGCCGTTCACCTCGACGCTGATGACCGCGGCGAGCGGTGCGACCGGCAGGTGCAGCATGGTCGTGCCGCTGCCGTCGAGGCGGAACTCGGCGCCGACGACCAGCTTGATCGGCCGCCGCACCTGGCCGGCGAACTCGCGGCTCGCCGACAGCAGCTCGGCCAGCAACTCGGGGTCGTCGGCCGGTCGGCCGGTCTTGCCCGCCAGGTCCTCCGGTACGGCCAGCAGTTCCCAGGCGGGCACGACAGACCTACTTGTTCTCGGTCGTGCGGGCCTTGTTGGCCGTGCCGCGCGTCTTGCCCGAGGTCACCAGCGACTCGTCCTGCTGGTCGCCATCACCGGTGCCCTCGCCTCCGCCTCCCGGCAGGACGCCCATCTTCTTGGCGTCGTCCTCGTTGAGCTGCATCGTGGTCATGTTGCCGTTGACCTCGACCTCGTACGTCTTCAGTTCGCCGCCCACGACGGCCACCTCCTGGAACAGGTCGTCCACTGCTGTGTCGACGGGATGGATCGCGCACGCGGCGTCGGCAGCACCGCAGACAGGGCACCGCCGACGCTCGCGCACGTCAGGCTCCGGCCGTGAGGTCGATCTTCACGAACGCGGAGGGCTGCAGGATGCCGAACGCGGCCCGCATCTCCGCCAGGATCGCGACGAGGTTGCGCACGAAGTAGTTCTCGTGGCTGTCGGTCGCGGTCACCGAGGACTCCTCGCGGTCCCACAGCACCGCCCACCGCCAGTCGCCGACGTAACCCACGCCCTGCGGGGTGGCCTCGGACTCGATGACCGGCAGCCGCCACAGCGGCGCGTTGTCCGACCCGCCAGTCGGACCGCCCAGGTAGTAGCGGCCCTCCAGGTCCTGCTCGAGGTCCGCGGTTTCCATGTCCAGCGGGTTGAGCAGGTAGGCGGTCGGCGTGCGCCGGCCGATCAGCTTCACCTTCGTCTTCGCCTTGCGCAGCGTGCGGAAGATGTTGGTGTCCCACGCCTGCGTCTGCAGGCCGGAAGTGTTCGCCAGCCCGACGAAGTTCTCGCCCGTGCCGTCACCGGCGATCATCTGGGTGTCGAGCGCTTCCTCCAGGTTGGCCATGAGGAAGGCGTCGATCAGCAGACGGACCTGGCCGGCGTCGGACAACGCCCGCTTGGTGACCGGCATCCAGTTGGCGATGGTCTTCACCACCGCGGTGACGCGGTCGGTGGTGAACCCGGACTCCGGCTTGGTACCCGACGTGCCGGTGGCGGCCGTAGCCTCGGCGACCGGCGCGGCGTTGTTGGTGAAGCCGGTGATGCGGGCGTACTCGACGGTGTCGCTGTTCGTGGTCAACGTCGTGACCAGGTCGCGCATCGTCAGCTGCCGGCGCGGCACGTCGACCTGCAGGCCCAGCCAGTCGTTCTGCACGAACGCGCCCGCGCTCGTGTCCGACGCACCGGTGACCAGCGCCTTGTAGCCCACCGGGGAGCTGGCCACGCGCTGCTTCTCGCCGAACTTGCCGTTCGGCGCCTGACCCATCAGCGCCTTGAACTCAGGCGAGTCGACGAACAGCTTGCCGACGCTGTCGGTCTTCGACGGCGTCCACAGCTGGTCTGGCCGCTGCTTCTGCCCGCCGCCCGGCTCGAAGCCGACGTCCTCGCCGAGGTCACGCACGGCCTGCCGCATCGCGGACAGTTCGCCCTTGCGCTTGAGGTCAGCCTGGATCTCCTTGACGCGGTCGATCGCGGCCTTGACCAGCGGGGCCTCCTCCGCAGAGAAGTCCCGGTCTTCCTTCTCAGCCAGCGCGGCGATGTCCCGCGCCTGCTTCAGCTTGACCTTGAGCTCGTCCTGGAGCTCGGCCACTGTGGCAGTCACAGTGCCCCTCCCGATTCGTTGAGCGGGATCGCGACCTCCAGCAGGTCGAGATCGATGAGTGCTCGACGAGGCGAGGCGGTTCCGGACTTGGCGGGCGGAGCGTCAGCGGCCTGCGGGGGCGGCGTCTGCTCGGCCGGCGGAGTCATCGGCGTGGCCGTGTCGTCGTGCGTGATGCTGTCCAGCCGGGCCTTGAGGTCGGCCACGTCGCTGGCGAGGGTCAGCAGCGCCGTCTGCAGGTCGGGCTGCTGCTCCGGCGCGGACCGCTGCTGCGGGGCGCCGGAAGTCTTCGGCCGCTCGGCGGCCTTGATGGCGATCAGGTCGGTCTGCTGGTTCACACCCACCAAGCAGGGGCCGACCTCGTAGAGCTTGAGCTTGCGCAGCTCGTAGAAGGACCGGTCGACGCCGTCCTCGCGCTTCTCGACCCAGCCGCCCTCTTCGACGTCGAACGCGAAGCTGAACTGCGTGACCCTGCGGCCCTTGAGCAGCCGGTACACCCGCGAGGTCCGCGACTTCGGGTCCGCGAGATCGTCGACGTCGAGTTGGGCCTTCACCCACAGGCCCTCGTCGCGTTCCTCGGCTTCGAGCACCACGCCGATGTGCGACTCGGGGTCGCCGGACTGGTGTGCCCACAGCACCGGCAGTGGGTCACCGGAGGACTTCCACGCGGTGAGGGTGTCGGCGAACGCGCCGGGCACGATCCGGTCGCCGTAGGTGTCGAGGTCGTAGGTCGCGACGATCGCCTCGAACACCCCGTCCTCTGCGCCGTCCTGGTCGCCCGCGGCCTTGATGTGCACGCGCGCGGTCTTCACGTTGGGCATGGCTCTCCCTCACGGTGGTGCGCCGGGCCGGTCAGGCGAAGGTCAGCGCGCAGAAGCAGTAGTCGGCGTTGTCTCGTCCGCCGCGGAAGTCACCGGGCCAGCGGCCCACGTCCGGGAAGGCCGCGGCGAGCTCGACGGTCGTGCCGTCGAGGGCCGCGTGCTTGTCGTCGCCGGCCCGCCACGTCTTGGTCGATAGCCCCGAGGCCTTCGCCGCGTCCTGGCCGCCGAACGACGCGCACTCCGTCATCACCCGCTGAGCCCACAGGCGCGCGTACGACGCCCGGTCCTCCAGAACACCCCGGACCCGGTCTTCCCAGCCGTCCAGCGGGCTCATGGCCGCCAGCAGCAGCGTCCGGGTGCCCTTGTTCACCGCGTGCGCGTACGTAGCGGACGCGGAGGCCAGCCAGGGCTGCATTCTGTCCGCCGACCAGCCCTCTCGATCAGGGTTGTGCTCGTCGAACACCGCTGCCGCCGCGGCCTCGGCGAGGTCGGTGGCGTGCGTGAGCAGCAGGCCAGCCAAGGCAGCGTCCTGGTCGCTCTCGTCGCTCCACGCCTCGTCCAGCGACGGCAACGCCTTCACGCCCAGCCGCGCGGCCAGCGCCGACGCCTGCTCGTCGAGGAACGACAGCAGCGCCTTCTCCAGCCCCGACACCTGCGGCAAGGCCGTCTGCTGTGCGCCCGCAGCCTTCCCTTCGATCACCAGACGCCGCTTGGGCGCGGTGTCACGCGGTGACGCCAGCCCACCGATGAGCACGTTGAGCGGGGTGATCAGCTCGTCGCCGCCGTCCAGCGCCGGCAGGTTGAACCGGGCGCGCTGCTCGTTGCGGGTCATCCACGGGGCGCCCGTCGCGGCCGATGCCGCGGTCGCCTGCTCCTCGAACGAGCCGGCCATCTTCGCCGCGATGTTGAACTCCGGGTACAGCCCGTCGACGTCGCGGAAGTCCGGCAGCAGTTGCTCGGCGATGTCCTGCTGGAACTGCTCCAGCCACGGACCGAGCGTGTCCTGGTAGAGGTTCTTGTGCTGCTCGGTGATGTTGCTGTAGGTGGCGTGGTCGAGGATGCCCACGAACACCGGGGACACGTGGTACTGAGCGGCGGCTTCCTCGCGGGTCAGCTTGCGGGACTCCACGTACTGCGCGGACTTCGGATCCAGGCCGATCGCCTTGTAGGTCATGCCGTCCTCGAGCAGCGGCGTGCCCCCGGCCTCTCCGCCGGCGCCGGTGAACGACGACCGCCACCCCTGCTTGAACCGGTTCCGCGCGGTCGGCCCCCAGTCGGGCGCGTCCTTCGGGCGCTCGATCACCCCGGACAGCCGGGCTCCGTTGCGCCACATCTGCTGCCGGTTGCGGGTGGCCTCGTACTCCTCGAGCATCAGGTCCCGCAGGGCGTTCATCGGGCTGTTGCCCACCCGCGGGTCGCGCGGGTCGTAGCCGTGGAAGTGCACGACGTCATCGGCGGCGATCGCCCGCCACCGGCCGTCGGTCCAGATCTCGTAGGACTCCGGGGCCAGCCAGTTCCCGCCCGTGGGACGGACCCGTGGCGGCGGGATCGGGATCAGCGTGCGCACCGCGCCGCCGGGCGCGCGGTCCTTGACCCAGAACCCGTTGTCGTAGATGCCCATGTCGTGTACCAGCCGGTCGAACAGCCGGTAAGGCGTCAGCCTCAGCACCGGGTTCGGGCGGGCGAGCAGCTGGGCGATCGGGTGCGTCGTGTCCCGTACCCGGTCGGTGTCCGACACGCGGCGGTACCAGTGCAGTCCGATGTGCGCGATGTTGCGGGCCAGGAAGCTGACCACGGTGCGCACCGACCGCTGCGACTCCCAGATCAACGTGTGGTCGGCGTAGATGTCGTCGCCCAGTCGCACCGAGGCACCGAACGCCGGCGCCACCGGGGTAGACACCCAGTTGCCCTGGCCCGACGAGATCACGAATGCCACGTCAGCCGCCCACGACCTGGATGAACTCCACCCGTGACCGCTCCACGATGATCTCGCCGTCCAGCGTCTGCGACTGCGCTCCCGGCTCGTGCATCTCCACATCCCGCAACACCAGCAGCGGGCCGCGCTGCGCCCACAGGATCCCGGCGAACGCCCGCTCCGCGGTGTTGACCACCACCCGCTGCCGGATCAGCCCACGCCACGACCAGAACACGACGCCTCCCAGGGTCAGACGACCTCGAGGTCGTGGTCCTCGTACGCACTGCGCTTCGGCGGCACCCGCGTCATCGCCTCCGACATCGCGGTCACCAGCGCCGACACCGCATCGATCTTCTCGGCGCTCGCCGCCTTGTCCGGCTTCACGTTCCCGGCCGGGTCCGTGGTGACCGCGAGGTTGTCGACCATCCATCGCACCGCCGGGTTGCCGCCGTGCCGCAGCAGCGGTGCCTCCTCGGTGCCCGCCAGCAGCAGCCGCTGCGTCTCCTTCAACGGCGGGCTGAGCGTCTGGTAGCCCTGCCGCACCTTGACCAGTGGCGCCCCGGCGTTGCCCAGATCGTTGGTCAACTGGGTGGCGTTCCACGGGTCGAACCCGAGCGACACCACCCGGAAGGTGTCCATGTCGCGCCGGATCTGCGCCTCGATGAAGTCGTAGTCCGCCACGTTGCCGGGCGTGGTCCTCAGCAGGCCCTGGCGTACCCACACCGTGGCTTCGCCCGCGGTGCGTTTGTCCAGCGCCTCCAGGTTCGCCTCCGGCGTCCACAGCCGCCACAGCGCGTCGTAGCCGCCCCGTTCGTCGCAGGGGAACAGCCAGCACAACGCCAGCAGGTCGCTGGTGCTGGCGAGGTCGAGGCCGCCGTACGCCTCACG